CTGGGCAGGTTACGAATTCGGATCTAATCGTTATCGTCAGTTCCCAAGACGCACCCCTCGCAAAGGCAGAGGAAATTCTGGCTATTTCATCTATCCGGCACTTCGCAAAATTCAGCCTGAATTAGTGAAGAAATGGGAAGAAGCATTTACAAAGATATTAAAGGAGTGGGATAAATAATGGCTGGAAGTAGAACGCTTAAGTTATCCATCCTTGCTGATGTTGATGATCTCAAGAAGAAGCTGGACGTAGGTTCAAAAGAAGTTGAAGGTTTTGGTGGTAAGTTAGAAAAGTTCGGCAAAATCGCCGCTGCTGCTTTTGCTGCGGCTGCTGCCGCTGCTGCGGCGTATGCTGGCAAGTTAGCGATTGAGGGCGTTAAAGCTGCCATCGAAGATGAAGCGGCTCAAGCTAGATTAGCCAAAGCTCTTGAAAGTGTTACGGGAGCAACAGAGGCGCAGATAAAAGCCGTTGAAGATCAAATTCTCAAAACTTCGTTAGCGACTGGCGTAGCAGATGACAAATTGCGACCGGCATTGCAACGTTTAGCTACTGCAACTGGAGATGTAACTAAATCGCAAGATTTATTAAAATTGGCTTTAGATATTTCTGCTGCTACCGGCAAGGATGTAGAAACAGTATCTAATGCTCTAGCTAAAGCTTATGAAGGCAACACAGGGGCATTAACTCGTTTAGGTGTCGGCCTTTCTGCAGCAGAAATTAAAACTTTAGGACTAGAAGGAGCAGTCGAACAATTAGGTGAAACTTTTGGTGGAGCAGCAGCTACGCAAGCCAACACTTTTGAAGGTCAGATACAAAGACTTAAAGTTGGTTTTGATGAAGCAAAAGAATCGGTGGGTGCTGCGTTATTACCAGCACTTAAAAACTTGCTGGATTATTTTACCAACACTTTAATTCCAAAATTTATTGAAGCAAAAAATAAAGCAATTGACCCTATCAAAAAAGCATTTGAAGATAATAAAGAAACGCTTGAAGATTTATGGAAATTTATAAAGGATTATTTAGTTCCGATTTTTGAAAAGGTTTTAGTTAATGCAATTGAAAATGCAGGTAAAGCAATAGCCGGCATAGTCACAGTAGTATCAAAAGTATTTAATGGCATTAGATCGGTTGTCGATAATGCGATTGACGGAATAAATGCTTTTATTAAAGCTTACAATGCCATTCCAATTTTGCCAGATATTAAAACAATCACTAAGCCTAGTTGGGTTACTGGATCAACTACCGGAGCAATTGGCAATTATCAAATGAGCACCGGAACAGTTATAAGCACTCCTACTCCAATAACCCCAATAGTAACTAATACAAATCCTATAACGCCAGCAATTACTCCCAATGCAGTTATTACGCCTGAAATTATTCCAAGCGGCAACGCCATCCCAAAGAATTTTGATATCGGCGGTGTCCGCGTTGGTGAAGCTAAGGACACAATTTACATAAACGTTAATGCGCCAAGTGTTATCGATGAAGAAGGTTTTACTAGAGCAGTTATTCAAGCCCTTAACACTTCAACCAATCGCGGCACTACCGGCGCTGGCGACCTACGGACTAACGCCCAAATCTTATGACCGCTTGGACGCCCGTCTGGAGAGTAAGAGCTAACGGCGACACAGTAACCGGCGTAACTCTTGCCAATTTAACTATCACATCTGGCCGAACAGATATTAACTCGCCTACCCCTGCTGGCTATTGCTCTTTGCAGTTAATTAACACCGATAACAGCGTTTACAACTTCGCTGTTAATACTTCTATTCTTATCGAAGTCCAAGATTCAAATGGCGATTATGTGCCTCTCTTTGGCGGTCGCATTTCCGATATCCGTCAAATTGTCACAAGCGCAGGATCAGAGGCCGCAGTAACAACAATCAACATCACAGCCACCGGAGCTTTAATTAGACTTCAACGGGCGACTTTTGATGGCAACCTAGCCGAAGGATTAGACGGCGCGCAAATGCTCGACTTATTGGATGAATTGTTATTAGCCAGTTGGAATGAACTTCCGCCAGCTGAGACTTGGGCGACGTATGAACCAGCCACAGACACTTGGGCTAATGCCGGAGATATTGGATTAGGCACTATTGACGCTGGCGAATATACGATGGCTAGCCGACAGATAAGCGACCAAGTTATTTCCAATATTGCCAATGAAATCGCTTCTTCAGCTTTGGGCTATTTGTATGAAGATGCCAACGGCAATATCAACTACGCCGATGCAAGCCACCGACAGGATTATTTGGTAGCCAATGGATATACCGACCTTGATGCCGCTCACGCAATAGGCGCAGGAATCGGAATCGTCCAGCGACAAGGCGACATCTCAAATAAAGTCATTATCGACTATGGAAATAATTCTCAATACATAGCTCAAGATACTGACTCACAAGCCACATATGGCCTCTACGCTGAACAATTTACAAGCTACCTAAAGAACGCCGGCGACGTCGAAGATATGGGCGACCGGCTTATTAGCCTTCGAGCTTATCCACGTTATATTTTCCAATCCATCACTTTCCCAATTCAAAACCCCGAAATCGACGATGCTGATCGAGACGCTTTGCTTAATATCTTTATGGGTCAACCCGTTCGCATCACTAACCTTCCGCCCCAAATGCTCGGTGGCGAGTTCACCGGTTATGTAGAGGGATGGACGTTTAGAGCGTCGGTCGGTGGCCTGTCTATTACCCTCAACGCCTCACCCACAGAGTTCTCAGCAGTATCCCAACAATGGGCGCAGATTAACGCAGCAGAAAGCTGGAATAGTGTGCTTAATACCTTAGAATGGCAGGACGCGATAGGAGTGATTAGTTAATGGCAACAACAACGAATTTCGGCTGGGAAACGCCTGACGATTCTGATTTGGTTAAGGATGGCGCACTCGCGATGAGAACGCTTGGTAACGCCATCGACACTTCTTTGGTCGATCTTAAAGGCGGAACAACCGGACAGGTTTTATCCAAGACTTCCAATACAGATATGGATTTTACTTGGGTTACCACCGACGATACTAATGCAATCCAAAACGCAATAGTCGATGCAAAAGGCGATTTAATTTCCGCAACTGCGGCCGACACTCCGGCTCGCTTGGCTTCTTCTGGAGTAAACGGCGACGTTTTAACAGTAGATACGACCGCTTCTACGGGATTGAAATGGGCAGCCCCCGCTGGTTCAAGTGGGCCAGCTTTTAGAGCTTACCGCAATACGTCTCAAGTTAGTTTCAGCGGAAGCACTTGGGTAAAAGTTCAATTGAACGCGGAAACTTTTGACACTGATAATTGTTTCGATCCAACTACCAATTATAGATTTACACCTACCAAAGCTGGTTATTATCTTTTTGACGCAACCATTAAAGTAGGCAAGACTGGACAAAGTAGAGCAAGAGCGGCTATATATAAAAACGGCACAATTGCTAGTCAATTATGGAGTCAAATAAATACATCGACCGATTATCAGTATTCCGGTTCAGCTCTAATTTACTTAAATGGTTCTACTGATTATGCGGAACTTTACATAAATGATGAAGATCCTTCGGGCAGAGATTACAAAAACGGAGAAACCTCTGATGGAACTTGGATGTCCGGAATTTGGATTAGGAGCTAAAATGTCAATATACGAGCAACTTATTGAAATTTATCCTGAACTTATTGGTTCTGATGTCTTTTCCAATAACATCATTGTTCTACAAAATGATTCCGATGGACTCGGTGATTTTATTGTGAAATGGGATTACGACAAGCCACTTCCAAAAGGTTTTAAAGTAGGTAAATAATGGCGAAGCTTTGCAAAGCTGGCCAACAACTTCGGGAGCAAATAGACGATGATTATCCTGATCGCGATCGTAAGTCTGATGGTTGGGTGGCTGATGCTCGTCACGTTGCCAAAGGCACTTCTGACCATATACCAAACTCTCGAGGAATCGTCCGAGCTTTAGATATTGACGCCAATTTAAACGCGCACCCTGAAGAAACTTACGCGCTTGTTGAGAAGATTCGTAAATGTGCTAAGCGCGGCGACAAGCGCATTAAATACATTATCTACGATGGCAAAATTATGAGTCCGATATTGGGATGGAAGCGCCGCAAATACAAAGGCGCTAACCCTCACCGCTCGCACTTTCATATTAGCTTTACAACTTTGGGAGATAACGACGGCAAATGGTTCGACCTAGAAGGAGACAGAAATGAGCGACTTAAAGAAGATGGCGGAAAGTTGGGCCAAGACGTTCCTAGCAACAGCACTCGCAACTTATCTCGCGGTGGGTTGGGATGTCGATGCGATTGCAAATGCGGCTCTAGTATCAGTCTTGCCTAGCATTATTAACTGGCTTAACCCTAACTACGAGCGTTACGGGCGAGTCCGGTAATGGATGCCAATACCATCGCTGGATTCGTAGCTTCGGTTCTCGGATCAATCGCCCTACTTATCGCTGGGCTTCGTTACATCATTAAATTAGAAAATATCCCCATTGTGTCGCGCCTTGATAAAATGGAATCTCAGTTAGAATTAGCCCTATCGAAGAAGGTGGGGGCTAATGGCAACAAGAAAGCGCGTTAAGAAGCCGGTCAAGAAAACGGCTAAATCTCGCCGAACAGTTAAAGAGCTGCCTACTAAGCTTGATTTCTGGGCTATTGCCTGTAAAGAGATTTACGAGACTTGTCGC